GGGGTCTATAGGTGTGGGCGTTGTGGCGTCGATGCGAATGTGTGGCATGGCACGTAAGGATAGGCTGGGGGCGCATGGGCGGCATGGGCATGTGTTGTATGACGCGATGCAATGGACTGGCCGGGGGCCGTGGGGGCCGGGCCGCGCCGCGCCGTCGCCGATGGCAGTGTCATGCCGCCGATGACGTGCCGAAATATGCGGTGCGCGCATGGCGTCGCCGACGGAACGGCATACGACGCGGTGTTGTGGGTCCCATGACGCTCGCCGCCGGTCCCGAGGGAGGCAGCCGATCCCTCAGCGCCAGACCCTATCTCCAACCCGTTCCACAACAGCTCTACGCGAAGGATAGGGGGGTACCCTATGGGACGCGACGGACTGTCATATCCGCTATCTAGGACAATGTGTCATATTATATGACGCGATCGAATGAAGGGCTGTATACAGACCTATTGGCGCTCCGCGTATACACGTATACATTCGTTGCGCACGCACTCAGTCGGGCTCAGCCTCATGCATAACTACCGTATACATACAAACCGCCCATGTATACATTCATTGCACGCGCAACCCAAGCCCCTGCTACACTTAAGGTGGAAGGGTGGGGAGGACGGGAGGCCCTGGCCCCCCAGCCCCAGCCCCCACATAGAAAGGGAAACACATGGCAACCGATCCGATCGCGCCCGCCTACGGCCCGGCCCAGGTCTCGCTTTGGCTGCGCAATGTCCGGGCCGCAGCTACCCTCTTGGCCGGTGTGCCGCCCGACCTGTACGCCTATGTACCTGCCGAGATCAACACGATCTGCCGCGCCTCGTCCGCGTTCACTGAGGTGATGCGCGGGATCGACCCGTACTACGGCATACCTGGGCATAAGTGGCCGAGGCTCGGAGGGCGCTCTGATGTGTGTTGATCTACCGAGGGAGAGGACGCGAACCGAAGCGCGCCGCACATGGCTGTCTCAGAGTGGGCTGCCAGAGATAGAGGCGTGGCTGGAGGCGCTAGATCTAAAGTTCGGCAACAGCTACGCATACAGTGGTGATGCGCCCGGCTTCAGGGGCACGATCCTGGAGCGGCCGATCCAGACGTACGGCACACGGAGCGAGGTCATGCCGCCGCAGATTGAGGGTAGCCGTCGAGGTTGGGCGGACCGGGTTGTTGATGGTGTACTGATTGCCGCCATCGGGGCCGCAGTGATCACAGCTGTGGTTTGGATGTTGGGTTAGGGCGAGATCTGAGAAAGGGGTCGTGGGCGGAACGTGCCCGTATGGGCACGGAACGTGGCGCGGAGACAGCACAGGGCGAGATCTGAGAAGTGCGCCGAGAAGGAGAATGCTTGTGTCTGAGAGCTTGGCCGACGTGATTGCCCGCCAGAGAGGCCGCTGTGTGTGCCCTCGCGAGGATATAACTCTTCCGTGGTGCGTCGTGCACGGAGAGAAGTGCCGAGATGATGCAATCGTGCTGGCGGACGCGCTGGAGGCGGCGATGGGCGCTCTACGTGAGGTGATCGATTGGGGCTGCACATGTGATAAGCCCTACGGCGAGTCCGAGGGCTGCCCGATGGAGGGCGCGCACGCGCTGTTGGCGGGGCCAGATGGATCTTAGAGCCGCCACCCCCGAAGCTCTAACGCATTACGTGGACTCGATCCTGGAGGCTGGGCGCGCCAGCTTCGACGCGCGGGTGCGGGACGACTTCGAGGTCTGGCTGATGACTGAGGGACCGGGCTTGATGCGCGCCATGAGCAAGACGATCAAGATGCAGATGGACACCACCCTCGGCCCCCAGGTGCCTAGCGACCTCCGAGATCGGGACTACGGGGCCGATACGGTGGAGGATGTGATTGCGAGTTTGCGCAAGCTGGTGTGGCTGCTAACGAGCCAGCGCGGCTCCTTCACGGTCTTGCCTGTGGACTGGACAAACGTGGCGCGGGCCGCTATGCTGCTTGACAGGTATGTGCCCAGTGATGATCGCACGATGCCCGCGCCCCGGACCTGGATCGGAGACGACGGGGCCCATCAGGGAGGATCATTGTGAATGCTAACCCAGATCCCGAAGAGGATGCTGCGGTTGATGCCATGTTGGAGAGCGTGCCGGTGATCGTGCGGAGCGAGGCGAAGATCAAGCCTTTGCGGGCCGGGCTGAGTGTACGCGAGAAGCAGCGGCGCAAGGATCTCTTTGCCCAGAAGATGCGAGATGAGCCAACTCGGGGCGAAGTGGACATGCTGGAGATCCTGGTGCGGCTGGGGATCTCCATGCATTTCGCCCGCCAGGTCGTGCTTGCCGGGTATATCGTGGACTTCTATTCGGCGGCGGCGCGCCTGATCATAGAAGTGGACGGTCCCAGCCACCGGACTGCGAAGGCCGTGGCGGCGGACGCCTACCGGGATCGGGTACTTAGCAGGCTGGGCGCCCGCGTGATCCGATTCACTAACCAAGAGTGTGCACAGAGCAAAGGCAAGGTGGGCGCCCGCGTGGCCCAGATCTTTGGACACCGCTATGTGCCGCAGGAGGCGGAATGACAACGCCGGACTATGTGCTGACCGGGCACAAGTGCATACCTGTCGCGAGGGCGTTTGGGCTCGGCCCCGATCGATCCTGGCACGTTGGCGCCCTCCTGGAGAAGATCCCGGACCACCCCGAAGAGACACACTGTCTGCACATGGCGACGCCGCTCAAGTCGGTCGTGTTCGCATTCAATCAGGGTGACTTCCAGATCATGATTGCATTGTGTGTCGCTGCCTTAGAGGATGGGCTGCCGGACCCGGAGTGGCTGGGCCGGATGGCTGGTGTGATGCGGGTGGGGACTGGATGACAGAGATCGTTGATCTGGGGAATGGGGGCCGCGCGACCCCCGTAGAGTTTGAGGGCGAGATTGTGGGCTTTATAGTGCACTGTGCGCCAGCCTGCGTGGGCGGCTTCGTGGCGACCGCGCCCCACTACCCGTCGCCTAGGTGGGATCTAATCTCCGTGGAGCCTCCGACTTTGCAGCCCTCGATTCTGTGTGGGTGTGGATGCGGCTCGCATGGCTGGATTACAAGCGGTAAGTGGGTGCCCGCGTGACACAGGCGCCGATCTGGGATGACTTTACGGCCGACCTGGCGGCCGATCTGCGAGGTCTGCGCCCGGACGCCCAGGCTGCGTACGACAGTTTGGATTATTATTCTCGCTGGGTGATCGGTTACGACAACCCCGAGTACACCCGCGAAAACAGTGGATTGCTGACGCGGATCTATGAGGCGATCCAATATAGTGACGATGATCTGCTGATTTTGGCACCGCGAGGGAGCGCCAAGAGCAGCGCGGTGACCATTACGGCGACTACGTGGCTTATTGGGCGGAATCCCAATTTGCGGATCTTGATTGCTGTGGCCTCCATGAAGGCGCAGGGATTTGCATTTATGCGCCAGATTGATCAGATCTTTACGCGGAACGAGCGGTACATTGAAGTGTTCGGGAACTTAAAGCCCGATCGGCCCGACAAGTGGGATAACACAGAGAAGATTGTGGCTCGTGATGCGCCTGCGAGCGGCTTGAAAGATCCGACGATTGCAGTTGCGGGCCTGGATAGCGCCGTGCCGAGTAAGCGGGCCGACATTGTGATTACTGACGACCTCGTGACTGCGGAGAATGCGGCCTCGCGCTTGCAGCGGCTCAAGGTGATCAACTTCACCTTCCTGACGCTGTTCCCGATCCTTGTGCCCACGGGGCGACGGTGGCTAGTCGGCACGCGCTACGCAGATGGTGACCTCTACGAGTACGCTGCCGAGACCTGGGGGGTGCCGTTGCCCAAGATGCCGCCGATCGACGTAGCCCAGTACATTGCCGATCATTGGGAAGAGGTCGGCCTGGACCGTCAGTCGGTTGAAGCCTTCCTGGGGCGCCAGCAGGGTCAGATAGAAATTGCTGACGAGCGCAAATTTGATCCTGCCGAGATGCCAATCGGCCTCGACAAAATGCAAGACATTGTAGACGCTATCGCCAAGATGGAGGGCCTGGCCCGTGGCTAAGCTGATCTTTGAGCGCGCACTCTGGCAGGACGATAATGGTGCCCTCCACTCATATTGGGAGGACTTCTGGCCGCTCAAGATCCTGCTAAAGAAATACATGGAGGGGCCTTCTTACTTTCGTGGTGCGTATATGAATGATCCTAGTGGCTTGGCGGGCACGGTGCTTAAGGCCGAGTGGCTGCATTTCTATTTGCCGGAAGATTTGATTGCGATGCGTAACAGCATGGGTCTTTCCCGAGGGCAGCGGGGTGTCGGTGTTGATCCCCGAGGTGGCGGCGAGTCGGCGGCTTCGGACTGGGCGGCGGGGATCTGCGCGGAGCGGCTGGGCAACCTGACGTTTCTGATCGGTAAGTTCCATCGGAAGCCGACCATTGAAAATCAGGCTCAGGAGATCGAGGATTGGGCGCGCTTTTATGCGCCTGCGAGCTTCATTATCGAAGATAACTCTGCCAAGGGCTATGTATGGAACGAGATGATGAATCATGTGAATGGGGGCCGGGGCACAGATCTGGCCTGGAAGGTGATCAAGCCCACCAAAGAAACCGCCGTAGGTAACAAAGAAAGCCGCTTCCTACAGATGGCGCCTCGCTTTGAGAATGGACAAGTCCTTGTACCGGGGGTTGTGGGGCCGGGGGGCGACTTGGTGATTGATCCTCGGTGGCAGGACTTCTGGGATGAGTGGACAGGATTCCCAAGTGGGCACGATGATGTTCTGGACGGCACCTTTTGGTCACTGGAGGCACTGTATGGCGTAGCTTCGGCGGTCAGTCTGGGGATCGATCCCCATGCCGCCCCCGAAACCAACATTGCGGTCCGGCAGCCACGCCAACGAGATCGGCCGATTGGGGCGCAACGTGGTCGCTCTCCTATGAGCCTGAATGGCAGATTTAGGCGATAAACCTTGGAGGTTCCGTCAGTGATCTTTCTTGTAACTGTCCTGTGTCTTGCGGCGATCGCCGCACTTGTACTGGCTGTCTACATTCGGGAGTCCGCACGCTGGAGGCGGGAAGCGAGAGAGGCAGCCTCGATCATAAAGTCTCTTCGCGAGATGCTAAAGCATTCGCAGCGGGGCACTGCGGATGCGCTGACCGCGCTCAAGCACATGCGGGTGGAGCGTTCTGATCCCTTCTGGGTAACGTATAGTGTGCCGGTCGATCCGGATGCCAAGACCATGCGCCATGTAGTGTTCGTGAAGTGCGGCCTGGCGCTCCAGATGGATTTCGGGGCCTGCGATCTCGGAGACGAGTTCATTATCATAGTGAAGATCATGGTCCAGGGGGCGGACTCCGCAGAGTTTAAGGCTGTGATGTCGGAGTATCATGTTGTGGCGTTAGAGCGCCCCACAAGTGATCGACCGCGCGGCCTCGTCATCGATGGGGCATATGTGGGGCCAAGCCCGATCGCCCTCGTCGAGCCCCAGCGCGGCCCCTGGGATGCAGAGATACTGATCTGTCAGACTCGTGGCCATGAGCGGCAGTTGCGCTATATGCTGGTATAGGTTAGGCTGGCGAGGTCGTGGCAGGCTATCAGGTTTTGGGGTAATCCCGTCCGTGGTTTCTTCCTGCCACGACTCTGCGGAGGATAAGTCCATGTTGAGTGGCGGTCAGATCGCGGTTCGTACGGTGAACAGGTTCGGAGAGTTGAGCCTTCCTAGCCCTCCAGAAGCAGAGGGCTTTCGCCGATTCAGTCTGGGGCCAAGAAGGTATAGCGATCGTGAACTGCCGCCCGCAGCGCATGATCGCGCGATCCGGATGAGTTACGCGGCGTACCGGATGAACCCGCTAGCGCACCGCCTGGTAGAGATGCAGACTAGCTTTGTGCTGGGTAATGGGATCAGTGCTGCCAGCCACCATAAAGAAGTGCTAGGGCTGATCGGGGTCTGGTGGAATAATAGCTACAATAACTGGCCGCTGGAGATTGGGCGCCGCCTTCGGGATCTGTACATCTACGGGGAGTGGATTCACTGGCCGATCACAGCCACTAACGGGACGACATACATTCGGGATCTACAGCCGGACTCCGTGGAAGCTCTGATCCTGGACGGGCAGAACCATGCCAAGCTGGACCGCGTAGTGTTCAAGCAAGTGTATGATGGGTCGGAGTCGATGGCTCATAAGGCCGCGTATGTGATTCGGAGGGTGTTGAAGATCTCCGGGGACCGGGCCGAGTTGATGCCTTATACGGGCGATGTGTTTTATCATGGAATTAATCGGACCACGGATGCGAGCCGTGGGATCGGGATTCTGTTCCCGACAATAGACTATCTGGACATGCATGATGACAGCCTCTTTGCCCGCGCTGAGAAGATCCGGGCGATGAGCGCCGTGTGGTGGGATCTCCAGATGGACGGCAAGACTGAGGAAGAGGTTCGAGACTACTTGAAGCGGGAGACGAATGTGCCACCGCGCCCAGGTAGTGTGTACGCGCACAACGAGGCTGCGAAGCTGGAGGCCAAGACTGCGGACCTCAAGGCCGACGATCACGCGGTAGACATGGCCGCGATGAAGAGTTACATCATTAGCTCGCACGGGTGGCCGGGAACGTGGTTTGATGATCCGGGGAGTGCGGGGCGGGCCGTGGGCGCGGAGATGGCTGAGCCTGCGCTGCGCAATGTGATTAACTTGCAGTCGGTGGTCTCCGAGTTCTTGCGTACTGAGATCAATCACATGCTCTGGCAGGCGTCGCAGGCTGGTGTGTTGAGCTTGAGCATTGAGGAGATCGAGGATCGGAACCTGTTCAGCCTGACGTTCAATCGGCCGAGCGCGCGAGATATTCAGCGGATTGGCCCAGCCCTGGCCAGAATGGGGCAGTTCTTGGAGTCGATCACGAGCAAGGTAGCTCTGCTGACCCAGGAAGAGGCGCGGGCCATCGTGGTCAGTACGATTGATCAGCTTGGGCTGAGTGATCAGCAGATCTCGCTAGACTTGCCTGTGTCGTTGAAGGCGAAGGCGCCGGGTGTGCAAGATCCGAAAGACCCAAAGCAGGTGGCGCAGAATGATCAGGATAAGGAGATCGTGCGGGCCGTCGCAGAGTGGCTAAAGCTGGCCGCTTGACAAGCATCCCTGTGGTGTGTACTGTATTGGTGGGCGGTGAGATCTCTTCTTAGGCGAGGAAGATCTCACCGCCAAGAAAGGGAAGCACAATGCAGAACACGAGACAAAAGATGTACGGCCAGGGTGTCCGGTTGCCTAAAGATCGGGTCCACGATGGGGTGCTCGATCTGGAAGTGGCCTCGGCGGTGGTGGGCAAGGCCACCGAGTCGATCATGGCGACATACTTCCAGGGAATCGCGGCAGGGTATAGTCCCAGACTGCGGGTTCGGGTGGAGCCGAATCGCATAGCTTACGACCTGATCGTGGACGAGAGCCTTGATGGCATGGACGCCAAATATCTCACGTGGCGCGTAGACACCTTTCGGGAAGGTGAGTGGCGTGTTAATGTACCAGAAGCGTTGCAAACCGCACTGGCGCGCTGGGCGAGGCGTGAGTATGATCACGTTGTTATGGCTGACGATCAGCGGGTATGGCTCGCGGACTCTTAGGTTGCTGCGGTCTGGGATCATCGAGTTGAAGCCGCCGCCAACCCAAGAAGCCTGCCAATGGGGCGCCATGCTGCTGAGTGCGGGCGCCCTCATTCCCTTCTTCGTGTACAGCGTTGTGCTGCCAGATACCGACGTAGCGCACAGCGCGGCGTTTCGTGTGCAACTAATTATGTTTGGCTCGCCCGAAGCGGTTGAGGCAACGATCTGGATACTGTCTGGTGCTTTCGTAGTAGGCGGACTGGTTACTGTGGGGTCGCTGGTCGCATTGCGGACAATCTATATCTATCGGCCTCTTGTGTTGATCGCTACGGCTGCGGCATCAGCGTGGTACGCTATGTCGATCTGGGGCGCATTGTTGGGAGTTGTGGATTGGCAGCCGACACTTAGTATCACCCTGCTGTACGTTTGGTTCTTCTTCAATGGGTGTGTGGCATCGGCTCTCTTTCTCAAAGATCCTCTATGGAGGGGTATAGATGTCGCCAGTTGATCTGCAACAAGTGGGGTTGGCGCTGGGTGTCGCTACTAGCGTGCCGGGCGCCATTGGTGTGATCTATCTGTTTCTGAACGCGCAGATGGGGCTGAACAAGCAGACTGCCGAGAACATGACGGCAATGCAAGTTCGGCTCGGGGCGACGCTTACAGAATTAACAGAGGCGGAGGATGCGCTGGATAAGGCGCGCCGCACCGCTAACGTGGCGGTTATGCGCGCGAGCTACTGTAGCTGTGGCGCAATGCGGCCTTTCTTGGATCGCGTAGAGAGGGAGGGCTAGCGATGGCTGATAACTGGGTGCCCATACTGATAGTCGCTGTACCGTTATTTACGACGGCGATCGTTACTATCGTCCAGCAGTTCCAGTCGGGTAAGCAGATCAAGCAGATCTCCCAGCAGGTTACGACGCTGAACGATAAGTCGATTGCCACCATTCTGGATGACGGCGAGGTGCGCCGCATCCTGCTGATCCCTGCGTCCAAGCGGACTGCGCAGGAAAGACTGCATCTGGCGTCGATGGAAGTCCATACTGAGGATCGAGAAAGGAAGAGTCATGGAAACAATGACTAATCTGAACGATGCGGCAACAATGTTGCTGGCGGCAGGCGCCCTAAGTGCGCTGTTGTCGATCTTGACGAGTAAGACCTGGACGACGCCGCAGAAGTTTCTGGTGGCGTTGGTGACTTCGGTGGCGCTGGGCGCGTTGCTGGCCTGGTGGGAGGGAGCGGACACGCGCGAAGAGTACAACACCTATGTGATCCAGTTTATTGTGGCGACGCAGGGCGTTCATGGGCTGCTGCGGGTGAGCGGAAGTGCGGATGCTCTGGAGGACAAGATTATGCCGGGCGGGATCACAGACCCGACGGCCAGCGTCGAATAGACCCTTGCAGCGCCTTGCGTGTCGTGGCAGTCTTATCCCATGCCGTATGAGATTCGTTCCGAGGGCGGACGCTTCTGCCTCTATAAGAAGGGATCGGATGAGTCTCTGGGCTGCCACGATGCAAAAGCGGGTGCAGCGGCGCAGATGCGGGCGTTGTATGCTGCTGAGGGGATCTCGATGGACAAATTTGCTGAGAACCTGAATGAGTTGAAGGTGGCGTTGAACGCGCTGATCGCCTCGCACAACGAGTACATGATGGCTGCGGCGTCGAGTGGTGACGAGTCGCAGGCCGACATTGCGCGCTCGGTGCGCTGGGCGATCGAGGAAGTGAAGGGTGTTGCGGCGAAGATCCTGTTGGGGCAGTGGCTAGGTGAGGGGGGCGGCGCCGAAGGGCTCCAGGCTACCCTGACTGCAATAGATGGGAAGATCGCCAGTGGTACGAGCGCGCTGGGCGAGGCGGGCGCCAAGTTCTCTCGGGATACGAAGTCCCGGATCGTGGCTGCGCTCACGGCGCTGACCGGGCTGGTAGAGATCCCGGAGGAAGAGGCGGACCCCAAAGCTGTAGCTGAGGCGCTGCATGAGTGGGTTGCGGGCATGGAGACGATCGCCCTGGGCCTGGACGAGAAGCCACTTGCTGAGGCCGAAGCTGGCCGGTTCGCCGCCGGGTTCCCGATCATTCTCGCCGAGGGTACGGATGCTAAGCTAGATCGCTACAAGATGCTGATGATCCAGCCTGGCATGACCTTAAACCGGACCTACTACTCGGAGGCTGTGCTGCGTAAGGCAATGCCGCTCTTTGAGGGGCGCCCGCAGTATATCGATCATCCAGATCCGGCGGCGGCAGGTCGCAGTCTCAAGGATAAGGTCGGCTGGTGGGAGGGCATATCCTGGGAGTCGAAGATTGCGATCCCAGGTGGTGGTGAGGCAAGTGGCTTGGTGGCGACGCTGCACCTACTGAGTGAGGCTGCGAGCCCTCAGCCCTGGTACCCACGTATGCTTAGAGAAGCGGTAACTGGAGGTAACCACGGCTTCGTGGGGATCTCCATTTATGCGGCAGGTGTCCCGATCTTCAAGCGGGACGACAAGGGTGTCTACAAAGAGTGTGCGGAGCTAACGCAAGTCATGTCTGTGGATGCCGTAGCCGAGGCGAGCGCCGGGGGCCAGCCCCTTGCGTTCGCCGCCAGCAATCGCGGAGTGGATCAGGACGTTATGACGATCGAAGAGATGATGGCGGCACTCCGGGAGAACCCTGCTCTGCTCGGTGAGGCGATCAAGGAACTCCCGGAATTCAAGACGCTACTGGCTGAGGTAGCCAAGAACGATGCGCCCCCGGCGCCCGATCCGAAGCCGGACGAGGCGGCAAGCGAGTTGCTGGCCGAAGCAACCGGCGCCAAAGCTGCGTTCGAGGAAGCGAAGAAGTCTCTCGAAGAGACGCGCCAGGCTATGCAGCGTGATCGGACAGCAGAACTTGTGAGCCGCGTGCTCGCAGAGTCTAAGCTGCCCGAGAAGATCTGTGCTATCCTTCGGGAGCAGCACTTCAAAGATGTGGTGATGGACGAGACTGCGATCCGCGCCGTTGTCGATCAGTACAAGGGCATCGTTGATGACACGCGGGTGGCCGCGACGGCGGAAATGGCTGAGGCTACGCGCCGCAGCATGACACCGGGTATGATCGTGGATCGTGGCATCCAGCTTAGCGACCAGATCGGTCCCGTCCAGCAGCTTTCGGCGGCGATGGATGACTTCTTCGGGAACCCCGACCCCGAGATGAAGGGGAAGTACCCGAAGATCAGGAGTTTCCGCGAGTTCTATGCGCAGGTCACAGGCGACTCCGAGGTTAATGGCGAGATCAACACTCGGTACAGTGTGCTTGGCGAGCAGTATGGCGTCGCCAGGTTTGCCGAGGCCCTTCCGGGCGCGACCCATGTGGTCGGCGGTGGCACGATCACGATGACGAACCTGCTCGGCACGTCGATGAACCGGGCGCTGTTCAACTTCTATGAGGCGCAGCCGCGTTGGTGGGAGCCGGTTGTCACGAAGGTCGATCTCCAGAACCTCAAGCAGCAAGATCGTGTCCGGCTGCACAACTTCGGCAGCCTTACGGAGCGGACTGTCGATGGTGCGGAGTACGTAGAGTTGGATTGGGGCGAGACGGCGGAAGCCTACACACCCACCGAGTTCGGCAATCTTGTGCCTGTCGGTCGGCGTGCGATCATCAACGACGACTTGCGCGGCATCCAGGCGATCCCGAGGCTCTTGGCCCAGAGTGCGATCATCACCATTAACGAGTACATGAGCGCCAAGTGGACCGTCAACTCCGGCGCCGGTCCTGCCCTTGCGGACACGTTCAACGTGTTCAACGCTGCCCAGCACCAAGGTAACTTGGTGTCTACGACGCTGAACCACGACAACCTAATCGCGGCGCGGCACATTATGATGAAGATGAACAACGATGCTGGGAAGCGGATCGGCATCATGCCGCGCACCCTGCTCGTGCCGATCGACCTGGAGGATGTGGCCTTCCGCCTCACGGAGAGCGCACAACAGCCGGGGACCGCCAACAACGATCCGAACATCATCTCGAACACTGAGCGCGGCATTCGACGGGTAATCGTGGTTCCGCAGTGGACGAGTGCGACCCGCTGGTACATTCACGCCGACCCGAGCCAGATCACGAGTATCGAGCTTGGCTTCCTGTACGGGCGTGAAGATCCGGAGTTGTTCGCCCAGACCGCCGAGACGGCGGGCATGGTGTTCACCAACGACGTGATGAACCACAAGATCCGCCACGACTACGGTGGCGACTGGCTGGATTACCGGGGCGCAGTGCGCGGTAACTAAGGCTGGAAGCCAACTGGATTTGTAGCCCAACCGATACCTTGCAAGGGGTTGTTGGTTGGGCTACAACTATAGTCGGGGTGTGTGGAGACGGACTGCGCATCTCGTGGCCCGGACAGCGGCGCCGCGTTATTCCCTTTCTCGGCGCCGCGCCGGATCTTCAAGTAGGTCGGAAGAAGGCTGAGGTTGATCCGGAGCACTCCCAACTTCGATCGGAGTAAAAGATGGTACTCACTGGCTTTCCTGGCGGCATTGCGATCGGCGATGCGGAGTCTGTGTTTGATGTGGTTCCGGGCCTGCCCGGGATCGGTACGCTACGTGTAGCGGCGGACGTGGTTGCAGAAGAGACCGTGACGATCGGCACCGATGTGTTTCGGGTGGCGGTAGTCCTGACCGACAGCACGGAGGATGCAGCCAACGGCGAACTGAATAACACGGATGAGGACGTGGTGATCACGTTCCCGGCACACGGCTTGATTGGTGGCGACCTTGTGGGCTGCCAGTCGGAACTGGCGGTTGTGACAAACGTGCTGGGGCCGAACCGGATTGCGCTGCATCGCGGAGTGTCGGGCACGACGATCGCGGCGCACGCCGATGGGCAGACGCTCTTGACGGAGGCAGAGCCGGGCGATGGCGGAATCGCAGTCGGTATGGGTGCGACACTCACGCCGACAGTGTTCACGGCCCGGCTTGTGGCCGACATCAACAATCGGGGCACCACGCGAGTTACGGCCCAGTTGATTGATGTGAATACGATCGCGCTCTATACGAGTGCGGTTCGGGGCAGTGGCGACGTACGGCCCACGGTCGAGAGCATCGCTACCACGGAGACGCTGGATGGCTCAGGAAACGCCTTTGACGCGGCGACCCTGTCGGGTGGGCGTGTAAGTTCCCCAGTGATCCCGGTGGTGATCGTCCCCACGGCTGTCGAAGTGACTGAGGGCAAGATCCGCCGCTATTTTCCTGGCACGCCCGAAGTGTTGCTGACACTGGTGAGTACGGTGTCTACGGGCGCGGCGGTGGTCTGGGATGGTGCGGTAACTGTAGCTGGTGGCCGCGTGACCTGGGATAACGCTGGTAGCGTGGACTGGGCCGCGACTAGCCGAGTTCTTGCCTTCGTGGCGCTCAAGTAATCTGAAAGGGAGATGTCGGTATGGCGAACAAGCAAGGGCTAGTAATGGTTCCGTTGGCAGAGATCCGGCATAAGATCGGCCTGGAGGCTGGGGATGCAGAGGCAATCTTCGCCCAGTACGGCCCGGCCGATCTACGCGCCTTTCTTGCCGAGAACAGCGTTCCGCACCGGATGACGGATAAGAAAGAGGATCTGATCCGCAAGGCTTCGGAATTCATGTACAAGTGGGAGCCGGAGCCCGAGGATGAGCCCGATCTGTCCTTGACCAGGCTATTTAACGATCCGGCTCAGGGGGCTTGGTGCCTTCCGGTAGCTAGCTGGATCAGCGCGATGAGTGATGACGTTCTGGTGGAAGAGATCCGAGGCTGGATACGCGTGTACCGGCTACCGGACGGGCACGACCTGTCTCGCTACGAGATGGAGCAGTATCTCTCTTTGCTGATCAAGCGGGGCAACGAGGGCCGGTACACACCTGACTGGAACGAATCCTGGCGTGAGACGCTGGTGCACGATCCGGAAGAGCATCAGAGTTTGCGGCAACGGCTCAAGGCCAAGATCTTCGGGGAGCAGCCGGAAACTCAGGATGATGCCTCTGAGGCCGACGATGCCGCAGAGGAACCTGAGTCCGGTGAGGCAGAGGATCAGCAGAGTGAGGACAATGCCGATGCTCCGTCGGAAGAGGGCGAGGCCGATGCTCAGGTTTGAGGATCTGCAACTGACAATCGATGGTGATGGGGACGCTGACGAAACGTCGGCGAGCCCGATCACTGGCGAGATCGTGGCCGTCGATGTTGGCGCGCCAGCTACGCCCACGGCGGGCGCCGACTTGGCTGTGACGTTGGTGCAGGATGGTGGCTTCGCTGCTATCTCGCTGCTCACGATCACCGATGTGGCGGCGGGCGACCTGATCCAGTACCACCCCGTTGCTGGGACAGTCGCTCCCGGCGATGGGACGACGGCGGCAATTGCCGATGTGGTGGCCCCGATCGTGGGCAGTGGTCACGTTCGGGCCGTGATCGCTCAGGGTACAGAGGATGAGGTGATCAACGTCCGCGTCTGGTACCGGGACTAGAGGGAAGGGTCTGACATGGTATACGCTGTTGAAGATCTACGCAATGCTGTGCGGGCAAATGTCAGGCTCGATGTTGGTGAGAGCGTGTTCCCCAACGAAGATCTTGATCTGGTGCTGCTGTTGGGGAAGCGTCGGCTGGATGCGGATCGAGCCAACATAGTCGAATCTCAGATCGTCCAAGGTAGTGCGTACTACCAGGCGACCACAATGCTTACGGGCTGGATAGATGGATTCTCGTCGATCTCCTGGGTGTACTCGCCGGTGCCAGACGTGGCACTCGTGCAGGCACCGATTCCGATGCACTTCCAGAGTTTCACCACACAGCGAATCTCTGGGATCGAGTATATGGTATTCCTGGAGGGGGCGCTGCCCCAGAGCGCCCTTATTGGATATACTGTCCCTTGGCAGGTCCGTGGGCTGAATGGCTCGACTGTGACAACGATCGCCGTCCGTTACCTGAACGCGCTTGAGATCGCGTGTACTGCGTTTACGGCTCTGGCGCTGGCCCTTAAGAGTGCGGCCACGGTGGATGAAGAGATTCCGGCCGAGCGCGTCAATCACGGTAATCGGAGCAGTCAGTACCAACGCATCCATGACAAGTACATCAAGCTCTACGAGAATGAGTTGCGCCAGGTAATCGGTGAGCAGGGCCAGGTGTTGCCGCCTGCGATCATGGTACGTGGCAGCTATGAGCCCCGACGTAGTGACGGGTCTGACTACCTGACACATCGAACCAGGATGCTCGTTTAATGCCTAATCGTGTGGCGGTACAGAACGCGATCGTGGCAGTGCTCAATGCTGTGGAGTCAGTGGAGCATATCGAGACGGGCTGGCCTCGAATCGACGGTCGCGAGGATCTGGTCTCTCGGTATCGGATGCAGGATAAGCGTACAAGCCAGATGTGGCTTGTGAGGCGGACCCGCAGCGATCCAGAGTCTAGCGAGAGCATGAGGGGGGAGGTACCGATTGGTACTGCTCTCTTCTGGTATCACACTTTTGAAGTGAGTTACTGGATCGGATTCATACCGGGTGTTACCGAAGAGATCTTCCAGGACACGATTGATGATGTGTTGGATGCGTTTAAGGAGAAGCGGACACTAGGGGCCTTCCAGGCGGATAAGCCTCTTGGACTGAAGGGGACTGCCCCGCGCGCCCTGCATGGTGTGTACGGGTTTGCTGCCACGTTTGAGATCACAGTCATGGAGTGGGAAACTGGGCTAGACCCAGAGTAGGAGGATCAAATGGTCAAGGTAACGATCGCGAAGGGTCCGGCAACGCTCTCGTTCCAGTACGGGACACAAGGCTACACTGTCGAGTTCGACAGCAAGGGCGAGGCCGAGGTCGAGGATCGCGTTGCAGATATTCTGCGGCGGCGATATCGTCAGAGAGTCAGCGTTCCGGCAGTGCCGGTGGCGATCAAGACGGAGGTAAGCACCAATGCCCTCGGCACGAAACTTTCAGCAGAGGTTGGGGATCGCGAAAGAAGAGACGTACCAGACGGGAGTGGACCCGGAACTTAACATTGAGATCACTGACGCCAGTATCGTCCCCCAGATCTCCGAGACATTCGATGAGGGCCGTCGCGGTGTGCCAAGTGCAGACTTTGCGGCCACGGCGGATGCAGGCCACGGCGAGGTTGCGATCGAAGGGTTCGTGTACCCGACGAGTATCGGGCACCTACTGATGGCGATGTTCGGCGCCGATGCCAAGACGGGCGCGAGCGATCCTTGGACGCACACCTTTGATGTCCAAGAGGACGTACCAAGCTACACGATCGAGGAACGGCTGCTGGGTACGGGATCGAACGACGGTCTCCGCAGTGTGGGCAGTGTACTGAGTGCGCTCAACTTCACGTTTGAGCGCGCGACTGGCGTACTCCGCTATACAAGCCAGTGGCTCGGCAACATTCCAGAGATCGTAACGGTCATCGATCCGTCCCCGAACTTTGAGGAAGGCATTCAGGGCTGGAAGGCCGCGGTTACCAGCACCAACCTGACGAACCGAGTTCTTGCTGGAGAGATCAACTTCTCTCGCGAGTCGCAGGTGATTCATGCAACGAACAATAGCCAGCAACCGAAGTGCGTCGAGGTAGGGCCGGTACGGATCGAAGGCCAGTTGACGCTGTTGACGGATACGCTGGTGGACTTCACATCGTTCATTACCGATGTCAAACAGCAGTTGGCGATATCCTTCGCCAAGGGCGTGACTCCGGCCCGGACGCTCAACTTCAATATCCAGAACGCTGCTTTGGCTGCTAGCCCTATTGACTGGGACATGGGTGGTGTGGCACTGTTAAACCGGCTGTCCTTCCGGGCCATACACAACTCGACCGATGACGGTCCCGGTGTGGCGGTTCTGATTAACGGGCAGACTGATGCGTACTAGGAGTCCGTCATGTGGAAAACGGTTATGCACGAGATCGGGCAGGAACTCGGTCTCAGTGCGCCCAACGAGCACGCCACGATCACGATGATCCCTATCATGTGGCTGCCGGACGCCAAGTGCCAAGAGGCACTTGGCGTTCTTGCTGAGTATCAGGAAATCTTCGGTGGCGAGGCACCTGACGACGGGCAGAACATGATCGAGTCAATGCGGGCGGTCGCCGTCGGGGCGAGAAGGTTGCTGCCAACGATCATTCATAGTTGGACCTTCAAAGATCCAGAGACGGGCAGACCATTGCCTTCTCCGAGAGAAGCGATCCGTGAAGGTACAGCAAACTATGATGGTGGGCTGCCAATGGCCGTACTTCTTGACATTCTCGGCCGGGTCATGGATGATGGTTCGGAAGTTGAGGAGGCCCAGCCGGGGGACGAGCCTGATCCGTTCCGGCAGATCCCTTTAGAGAGCGAGACACTGTACGACAATGGTATCAGCGGGGAAGTGCTGGCGTCCCCGATGGAGCCATTGCCGCAGCCCGCGAGCTTGGTTTAGCTGTACCGAAGGATGAGCCTCTACCGTTCTGGGTCGGCCTCGGCTGGCTTATGAAAACCTACGGCTGGACGGAGCGCCAGATACACGAAGAGATCAGCCCAGCAATGATCCAACGTTTGTACTTCCTTGCCGCCTGCGAGACTGAGTTTCAAGGCGGCGGGGAAGGC